TGAACTTAATAATTTTATTAGTAAGTCAATTAAAAACCCAGGCATAATTATTAAAGGCTATACTTTAACACATATTGAAGAAAACAAATAGAAAAGGGAACCCGAAGGTTCCCTTTTAATAACCTAAGTTATTGATTCCATTACAATAAATTACGAATCGAAATTTTGCGATAATAATAATTCTTATTGGCAACAGTTAGATCAGCTGTACCGCCATCGAGTTCAATGAATGGATTCGCAACCATGCCGTAACGTGTCTTGAAACCAATCTTTGGTTGGAAGCTGTTAGGATCAACAGCACGAACCATTTGGAGAGGAACGTATGGGCAGTAGAAAATACCGGCGTCGAATGCTGAAGTACCCTTATAACCAACTAGAGCAAATTGGTTAACGCTTTGGTTAGCAGAATATGGATCAACATATACCTTGTACTTACCATTTAGAACACCAGCAAATGTGGTTGAAGCTTCATCAACGTTTAGACCAGTGCTTAGAGCTGGTGCATAGTCTAGAACACCTGCCATAGCTAGAGCTGAAGCAACATCGCTTGAGCAGAGGATGAAGTTACCGCGACCGCGACGTGTTTGTTGAGCGATAGCATTGGCTTCACGTTCGATTTGGAACATTAGACCCTTGAACTTTTCAACTGACCAACGACCATTTGAATCAACATCAAGGTCAAATACACCAGCTGAAGCAGTACCGACTTGAGCACCGATCTTAGCGCCCTTGTAAATGGTACGGATAACTTCACGGTTGATTTCAGCTAGGATTTCGGTTGAAAGAATGTTGCTTAGTTCAGCTTCGGCATCAAGACCATGAACAGCCTTTAGATCTTGAGCTAGTTCGATTGAGTATTCAGCCTTTAGAGCACGGGTTTGAGCAGTAACGCTTGTACGCTCGATTGAGAAAGCCATCTGGGCGAAGTTACCATCACCAACACCACCTTGACCTAGACGCTCAGATTCAGCAGTAGTAACACCAGTACCAAAGGTGAAAGGATCATCAACTGGGTTTGAACCAGCGTGAGTGCCCTTACCTGAGAAATCGGTATCGGCTTCGTTGAATAGAGCTTCAGCACCGTTTTGTGTGCTGTAACGGCTCTTCATTGCGAAGATTAGACCGGTTGGTTGGGTCATTGGCTGAACACCGCAAAGATCATAAGCGATCATTTGTGGCATAGCACGACGTACTAGGCTGATTAGAACTGGATCAAAACCAGCAACGCTACCGGTTGTAGCACCAGCATGACCCATAGCTAGGCCCATACCACCGCTATTGGTTGGTGAAGCTTCGTTTAGAACTTCAGCTTGCTTGACCATTTCACGTTCTTGGTTTTCTAGTAGAACAGCGGTAACTTCCTTACGGTAGTTATCCTTAATTTCTGGTAGTGAGGTGTGCTCTAGAATAGGAGCCCACTTCTTAACTAAATCTTGGCGTGACATATAATTTCCTTTACTTTAAAATGTTGAGGGCACTTACGTACCGCTTCATAGTTGGATCAATCGCAGTTTCTTCGGTAAGAACTACGGGTTCGTCCGTGACAACAGAATCAACAACCTTAGTCATTGGCTTAATATTGAAATAGTTTTCACGAATTGTATGAACCTTATTAGCGAAGGTATCTGAATCTTCATAGGAAAGTTCTTCAGCTAAAGCAACAAACTTTTCTACTTCGGTATCAGTTAAACCTGAACAAGCTTCGGCGATGATCTCACCGCGTTGCGCTTCAGCAATTAAACTGTTTAGCTCAACATTAGCTTCAAGTTGCTCATTAAGCTTGGCCTTAAGATCAACAATTGTTTCTTCCATTTCACCAAGTAGGTCATACTTCTCTTCTGGAACGTCGATATAATTTTCTTCGAAGAGGTTCTTAAGACCATGAACAAAGTTCTCAAGAATTTCTGACTTCATACCACGTTCAAGGGCAATTTCATTCTGTTCAATCCACGACTCAACAATATAGTTGAGATATCCATCAACTTTCTCAATAAGACCCTCATATCTTTGCTCAACGCCTTCTTCAACGCGTTGCTCAAATTCTTCTTCTAGGCGTGCAACTTCTTGCTTAACCCGAGTTACAATAGCTGCTTCGAAAATCGTAGCAGCCTTTTGCTTAAATTCTTCAGAAAGATCTTCGCCATTAACAAGAGCAGCAACATCTTCCTTGACTGAACTTAGATGTGAAGCTTCGGGGGCAGAAGCGCCTTTAGTAACTACATTAGCTACCTTTGACTTGCCACCGATTTCTTGCTTACGAACATCATTCTTTTTGTTTTCTGGATTCTGTTCAGAACCCTTTGAAGGATCACTGATATCAGTAGCTTCGTCTAATTCAACGTCTTCTACTTCATCGCTTAATTCTTCTTCAACTAGTTCTTCTTGATCAAACTGAGCAGCGGCCTTTGATTCAGCAAGCATCTCAGCAATCTTTTGTTCAATACTCATTATTGTCTCCTATTCTATATCTTTTCAGATATAATTTTCTTTATTATTTATAAAATAAATTTATTCACTTTATCCATTAATTATTCAATAGATTCTAAGAATTTCTTAAACCACTGTGCCTGCTTATTAGCCACTTGTTTAGCATTAATAGTCTTAACATCATGTTTAACCTGCTCAGCAATCATCCAAGAACCAGTGGATGCATTATAAACCCATTCAGCACCTTCCATAACGGCAGTCATCCAGGCCTCTGGAGCGCTTGGATCTCCCACAATATCAATTGCTGAAATAGTAAAATCGTCTTGTACTAACTTAGCGCCATTCTTTTCTACAAGGGAACCTAAACCACGAGTAGAAACACCAAGAGGTACACCCTCATCGATTAGACCTTTTGCGATCTTACCCATTGGAAGGTGTGTAAGAATACGTGCCCGACCTACTACATTATTACCATCAAACTTAAGGGACTCAACCAAATGGGAGGCGCGCTCAAGATTAACTTGTGGATGATCTGGGTGTGACATTTCGCCAAGTGCACGTTTTGCGGTAATTAGATCTTGATATTTACCAAGAGCCTTTTCCATAACATTCTTGGGATAAACACGACCATTGCGGTTCTTTAATTCGGCTTGAGCCCAAATGCCTTCAATGAAATACTTCTTTTCTTTACCTTCCGCCGCTTCGGTAATTACTGCATTAACTGGACTTGCTTCGCCATAATTGAATTCATCGACTAATAATTTCATGTTATGCTCCTGCCACCGAGGTGTTATCGTATACGCTAAATTCCGCAGTTTCAATCTTAGTAGCATATCCCGAAACTTTACGTAGAACTAAATACACAACTCCTTCTGCACCTGAAATTGATACTGTAAGATCTTTAGTATTTTCAACGGTATCAACATAACCTTCACCAGAAAAATCTAAACGTTGTGGTTGATCTGCAGTAATTGGTAGTATTGTAGTACCGTTACGTGCAATTACAATACCTGAACCTCTAGATCCAGTCCAATTAGCTGAAATAATATTAACAGTTTGTGTAGTACCTTGAAGTACTTGAGTACTTGCAATTAAATCAGAATTAAGAGTAATTGTTACACTACCGTCAGATCCAGAAACTTTAACAACAGTTTCTTGATTAGTATTCTTTAAAATATACTTTTGAACAGCCATTTTTATTCCTTTATCATATCAATAACTGATAGAAAGTTTTCTTTACTCTCACGCATATGTGTAACAACATCTTTATTGTTTTGTAATAGATTATTTATAATTGATTGAGTCTCTTTAGAAATTGCTACGGTTGACCCATCATTTAACTGATAATCAATTTTATTCTCAATAAGATAATCAAACGAGTTTAGTTCACGAATTCTTTGAGCAATTGGATCCACTGTAAAAATCTTAGATGCAGCTAGTTCACGATATGATTCAATTAATGTATCAGTTATTTTTACATCATGATATTCACGAATGATATCTGCAACAGTTATATCAGCAAGCTCTTCATACATATCTTTTGCTAAATCTTGTTCAATGTGCTCTGAATATTGAACTTGACAAAGATAATCACGAGCTTCATCAATTGATTGATGTGAAGTAGTTTCGCCATCAATTAAAATAGAACCATTAACAGTTTTCTCAATAAGATGGTCATAGCAATGGAATTGAGACTGAATCTCATGACCGGTAATACTGTTTGATAGCTTACGAGAAAACTGTTTAAAATACATATATTACTTTGTTTATTCTGTTTCTTCTTGTTTAACGAGCTTAGAAGTTGCTTTTTTAATACCATCAACTCTATTATATCTATCCATGCCCTTATACTTATCACCGCTAACTAAACGGGTAGCAGCCTTATCAACATAACTCTTTAATGTATCCTTTGACAGCTCATCAAGCTGTTCTTCGTCTAGTTCTTCTTCTAGTTCGTCTAGTTCTTCAACTTGTTCATTAAACATATTCTTAGCTACTTCAACTCGCATTGCATCTAAACGAGCTGAAATACGCTCAGCCATTTCATGGTTAAAAGCTGTTTCAATTGATTCTGAGTCGCCAACATAAATGGCATCAATTAGATCTCTTACGCTCATTCCTATTCTCCTTGTTGTGCTTGAGCAAGTTGTCCTTGCATTTCAGCATGGTCCATCATTTGTTTTTGTTCATCTTTAATTTCTTTATCAATTTCTTTCATTTCTTCTTCATTTTGCATTAATACATTCTTACGAACAAAATTAATAGAATAATACTTACCGACATATGGATCAATGAGTTGTAATGCATTCAAACGCTGTTGAATGATCTCATTATTCTTTAATTCCGCAAAATGATTGTCTGATTCAAAATCAAATGAAATATTAGTTGATAACTCTTCCCATTCATCAGCTCTAATGATACCCTTTGCGATTAGTTGAACACGAAGAGTATCATAAAAAATACTTGAAAACTTTTTACGTAAACGATTAATAAACTTATTAAACTTTATTTCATCTCGGCTAATTTCAGTAGATCTACCAAGTGTAAAACCTTGTTGTGGTTGAAGTCTAGAAACTGGTACATTTAATGATTGATATAACTTATTTTGAAAATAATTGATATCTTCAATTTGACCTAGATTCTGACCACCAGGTAATGTAGTAATTTCTGTGCCCTTTCCACCTTCACGGCGTGGCATCCAAAAATCTTCCATCATAGACATATGGCGTCGATTATCTCTAACTTCGCCAGTAGCAGCGTCATAAACAATCTTATTACGAAACTTATTCATAATATCATTGACGTATTGCTCTGCTTTAAGCTTTGGTAAATTACCTACATCAATGTAAAAAATTCTACGCTCAGGTGCACGTGAAATGCGATAAATTACTAGCGCATCTTCAATCATTTTAAGTTGATTTACTGGTTTAACGGCTTTGTGTAAATAACTTAAAGCAAGATTTGTTACAGGATCAAGAAGCCCAGAATGAGAATAAACAATAGAATCAAGAGATAATTTAACACCTTGTGTTGAATTCTCATTAATACCTTTATTATTATAAAGATAATATTCTTCAATTGATTCTACAACTTCAATGCCTTTTTCATTACGTTTCTTTTTAATATTTTTGATCTTACGGATTTTACGTGGATCAATAAAACGTAATTCAGAAATACCATTTTTTGGTCTATTTTCATCTAATAAAATTTGATAATATAGTCTACCGTCAATATACCATGATCTAAAGATGTCATATCCCTTTAAATTAAATTTAAATAGATTAAGAACTATATCAAATTCGTCACGAATTTTATTTTTAATAGATTCTGATATTTTTAATTTTTCAAGATTTATACTAATTGGTTTTTTTTCTTCATCTTGAACAATAGCTTCATTAATAATATCTTCAATAGCTGAATCACAATCAGGATATTGCGCAGCTTCACGATAACGCTTAATTAAATCGTTTTCATTCTTAACAGTACCTTCAAGATCAACTGTTAGACCATAATAAGATGCGACAGCAGATGATACAACGGTTGCCCCGTCATCAGATGACGGAACAACCACTGTAGGAATATCTTTTTCAGCTTTACGCTTAATTGAAAAACCAAACAAATCCATAATATTAGTATCCGACCTAAAGTTTTATTTATTAGAGCGGAATTGCACCAAATGGAGTAGTGATAGCTGCATTAATACCAAAACCAGAGGTACCAGATGTAGTATCAGAAGTCCAATAATTATAAGTGAATTCAACATCAAATACTTCAATTTGGTTAGTTGATTCATAATCAACATTAATTGCATTAATACTAGTTGGATATGCATCAACAAACTTATAGGTCTTAACAGTAGCGCCATTACGATCAAGTTGATGTACTAGAAGATCTACTTGATAATCACGGGGATTAGTAGTACCATTAGTATTAGCGGCATTTAGTACACCTTCTGACCAACGTTCCATGGCATTGCGGATGCTAAATGTAGTATCATTATAGATTGATACGGTCCATGGTTGATAAGTGCGTTCACCCGCCATATTAATAACACGTCCGCGGTAAAATACTTCAATGTTACCAACTACTGAAGCAGGTAATTGAGCAGCTTTACAAAGGAACTGTGAATTAAGACCGACTAGACCGCCTACAGCAACGAATGCAGGAAATGCTAAGTCAACACGAAATTGGTTTGGACGAGCACCGCCGCCAATTAGATGAGCCTTAAAATCTGAAACTGAAGCCATGTTATATCTCCTTAAAATTATTTAAAAGTTGGAAAGAAGTTAAAACCACTTTGATCTATTCTCTTTCCATGGTATGAATCTTAGATTATTGATGTTACCAATTATTTCTGGAGATATATTATTTTCAAATCCATATTTTTTAGAAAGTATATGATCTAATTGGTATGCACCTTGAACTCCGCATCTTCCACGTAATTTATTGGAATTTTCTAGTATATGTAAAGGTTGTTTTCTAGTTTCTAAATCTACTAGTCTGCAATATTCAGCATATAATGTTTTATTTGGATTCCAATTAGGATGGCTTTCACCAATACGCTTACTATTAGACAATGCAATTGCGGAATAATCTATGACTTGACGTCTATATTCATACGAGCACACTTTACAAAAGTGTTTTTCTAGAATCTTTTCTGTTCTTTTGATCATTTGAAAACTTCTTTCAAATATTTCTCCACATTGATCACATGCACATTTAACTTTTTTATTACTATTAGAAGGGAGATGTTCCAATTTTACATCTAAAACATCTCCCTGTTTACAACGACCGTAACCAAGAGTCTCATAATAAGACCCATTGTTACTTATCGTTGTTCTAACATATTCAGAGATTATCATGCACCAATCTCGTTGAATGAAACAGAACTACGCGCGGCTACAAAGGATAATTGAATAAAATTAATTGAGCGAGCAGGCTTAATGTAAATATCAGCTACGAATTGGTTATTATCAATTACTTCACCTGTATTATTTGTTTCGTCTGAAACAACACGGAAATCAATAATACCGCGACGACCTTGTACATCACGCAAGAATGGTTCAACTAAATTCTTGAATTGAGCACGAGTGAATGGATCATTAAATTCAAATAATTGGAACTTAGCCGCAGTTGCAATTGCCTTTTCAAGAACAATGAATAGCCGGCGAACATTAATGCGATCAAATGCACTTGGCTTAGCAAGCATTGTCTTATCGCCGTAAAGTACTGTGCCTTGACCAGGGAATGAAACTACAGGGTTAATGCCCTTAACGTATAGTTGATCGCGTTGTGTCTTATTTGGATTAACTGCAAGCTTAATAACGTTCTTAACTTGACCACGTGTAAAACCACCAGGTGAGAACCAAGGATCATCAGTATAATCAGTACGAGCACAAAGACCTGCAATATCACCATTTAATGGCACATATCGATACTTATCATTGAAGCGGTCATATTGATACTTAAAGCCTGAGTCAATAACAGCATAAGATGTGCTTGGAAGAGCATCACGATAAGCTGTTAATTTTGAAATTGCGGTTGAATCTGAACCAACGATAGCAGTACCAGTTGTATCTTGGGGTGAAATAAATGCAACGCAATCCTTACGAACTTCAACAAGATTATTAATAATTGATGTTGCTGTTACTGTTGAAGCCTTACCAGCAATTACTAATGAAATATCATAAAGATCACTATTAACAAATAAATTAAATCCTTCCATTTGGCGTGATGCGTAATCAGATGAATTTACATCATCGGTACCACCCGAGAGTTGACGGGTAATTGCGCTAGATAGTGTATCATATGAACCACCCGTTGCATTAACTACAGTGGTACCCCAATCTACCATGCCATCTGGATGATCCATCCACCAAATATACTTTGAATCACTATTAATTACATCTTTATAATAGTTATTTGTGCCATCCGATAGCTTAGAATCTGAAGCCTTTGAGACGAAAGCAAATTTTTCTAAAGTAGCACCAGGAGTTCCAGTGAATAAACCAAGTTGATCAATTACGATTACATGTAATTCATCATTAACTAAATTACCCTTCATTGCATTTGCATAAACAGATGTTGATGGCTTACCGTTAAAATTATCCTTATAAGTCCATGAATCATATGTAGCACTATCAGCCATTGAAACTAATAGTGAATTACCAAGAGTACCGGGATACTTTGCAGCAAATTCACCAACTGTAGCTTGGCCGTTTGAATACTGGGTAATATATTCTTCTGAGTTCTTAATCTTAATTGCTGTACCTGATGATACAGCATTCTTATATTCGTCACCATCAATTCTAACAGTTAAAAGATTGTTAGCATATGATAGGAAATTTGAAGCAGTAAAAAATGATTCAAAATTAGAATCATTTGGACGACCAAAGCGTTCTACTAAGTTATTTTCTGAAGTAATTGTAGTTGGTTCTAGAACTGGACCCCAAGCAAAATTACCAGCAAATGCACCTGCGGATGTAGAAACTGCGGGTACAATTGCCGAGAAGTCTTTTTCTACAACCGAAACTCCTGGTGAAAGTGCAAATGCCATTGTATTCTCCTTATTACATTATAATCGCGTCTTGCGCCATATTTATCGCAAACGCAATAAATATAATTATATTTATAAAATTACATTTTTAGCAATTCTATTTGATCTGGTGTTAAGTTATATTTATTCTTTTCTGGAAGTTGCTTATTCAATTCAATTGACTTTGATTGATTATGACCATCTCTACCATCTTGGTAAAATCCAAACGGAGTCAATGACGCATCAATAAATTCTTGTTTCTTTTCAGTTAATGTTTTTCTAAGATTATGGTTAGTAATCTCTTGAAATACTTGTTGTTTTGTTAACCAAGCAAATAACCATAATGTAGTACAAAGATCATCATTAATTGCTGGATCATCTGTTGCATATGATCCTCTATTTAACACAAAAATACCAAGTTCTTGAATAATTTGATGTGAATTTAAAATTAATTGATCTTTTTCTATTAAGTCTTTTAATACAGAACAGCCTAAACTCTTAACCTTTTTTGTAGTTCTTACTCCGGGATAACCTTTTAGTTGTGTTAAGTCATCTCCGGAAGTAAAATAAACATTTTCATATTCATATTCATACCATAAAGTGTTTGATACTTCTTCACCAAGATCATTGATTTCAATTAAAATAAATGCATTATTATATTGTTTTGCTGTATTATAAAGTAAATGTGGATATTCAAGTGTACTAATTGTATTATCTTTAAAAGTAGCAACTACTTCATATGGCATTTGACTAATATCAATTACTGAGTATGCCGAATAATCTTGGTGGCGACCCCGTGATACGTCAACGGTTATTACATATGATTTGTCTTTTTCTGGTGACTTAAATATCTCAAGACAATCCTTTTCAAAAATAGGTCTTGATAATGGTATAGTAGATAATTTAGAGCCATCAATAAGGGTATATGATGAACCCTCAAATGTTACAAGAATTTCTTGGCGAAACTTAATTTCTCCAAGCGAATTTAATTGATCATCTGCCCATTGTTGTGAGCGCTTTGGATGTTCTGTCCAATGTCCTGTTACTGGAATAAATCCATTAAGATTGGCCTCGGCATCTGTCCATAACTTATAAAAGTGATTTAAACCATTTGGTGTAGAGATAATTGCTAATTTTGATGTTTCGGAAGATGATATTGTTGGAAATACTGATGCAATAAATTCTTCTGCTAAATTTGGTTTAAGATGTGCAAACTCATCGCATAATAAGAATGATAGAGAAGTTCCACGAACTGCTGAGGCCGATGTTGCCGCACAAAAGCATCGTGAACCATTTTCAATTGAAAAAGACGTTTTATTCCATTCAACAACTCCTTGTTGGAGCCACTTTGGAAGATTTTCATACA